TTACATTTGATGCAGGAACAGTTTCTTCAAGTTTAGCTCAAGCTGTAACTATTGGTCCTAACGAGTCTTTCTATGGTAGATTTCCAAATGCAACAGTTGCTGACGTACACGCGATTTCTTCTGCTTCTACAGCGCAAGTAATTGTTTGTGCATTACTGGATGACGTAGCTTAATTAGGGGGCATTAGCCCCCTTTTTACACATAGAGTAAAATATATTGGGATACATACTTGTTTTTCCCGTTAAATCGTATAAAGATTTAGTGGGAGACTATTATGGATGCAATAAACCTAGCTGATTATTTGTATAAAGAGTTACGTCAGAGGCGTGAGGATATTAAAGTTTCTTTGGAAACTGGTAATATTGGTTCGTTTGATGAGTACAAATTTGCTACAGGTCAAATCAAAGGTTTAGCTTTCATGGAAGACACCATTAGAAGAGCAATGAACAATATTGAGTTGGCAGATGAATAAAAAACTTTATGTACCTGATCATGTGGCTAAAAAGGCTATAAAAACAGGCTTTCGAGATAATCAAACCAAAAGTAAAAATGAAGATGATCCATCTGAAATGGAGACTTCTACATTAGAAAGACTACCGCAACCTACTGGATATCGAATGTTAATCATTCCTTACTATCCAAGTGAGAAAACAAAGAGCGGTTTATATATTCCAGACCAAGTTAGAGACAGAGAGGCATTTGCAACAGTTGCTGCATATGTCGTTAAGCTAGGTCCAGATGCTTATAAAGACTCCCAGAAGTTCCCAACTGGTAACTGGTGTTCTGAGAAAGACTGGGTTCTTATAGGAAGGTATGCGGGAAATCGGTTTAAAGTAGAAGGATTAGAGGTTCGTGTTATAAATGACGATAATATTATAGCAACTATCCTTGACCCCAAAGATATTTCGTATGTATAAGGTAATAGAGGAGAAGAGGTTTCATGCAGGCAGAAGCTCAACAACAAGAAATTGAAGAAACAACATCAGTAGAGTTGGAGGATACCTCTACTGAAGAAGTTGTAGAAAATTCTAAAGAAGTAGAATTACAAGAAGATGAAACAACCCGAACAAATGTTCAAGATAATGATGAAGAACTTGATCAATATAGTGAGGGTGTTCAAAAAAGAATTAATAAATTAACCGCTGCTCGTAGAAAAGCTGAAGAAGAAGCTGCTGCTGCTGTTCAATATATTCAACAGATGCAGAACGAAAATGAGAATATAAAGCAGCGTTTGAAAACAATAGATAAAGGTTATGTCTCTGAATATGAGGGGCGTATTACTTCTCAAGAAGCTCAAGCTAAACGTGCATTAACTGAAGCGCACGAAGCAGGAGATTATGAAAAAGTTGCAGATGCACAATCAGCTATAGCTCAAATTGCTATTGAGAAAGAACGTTTGAGGCTTCAAAAAGCTCGTTCACAACAAGATTCTCAAGAGATAGATGTTCCACAGCAACAAGTACAGCAACAGGTACAACAACAACAACCACAACAGGAAAGAGATCCTAAATTAGATAGTTGGTTATCTAAAAATGAGTGGTTTGGTAAAGATAATGTAATGACAGGAGCGGCTCGTGCTTTGCATGAAACTCTTGTTGCAGAAGAAGGTTTTGATCCTCGCACAGATGAGTATTACGCTGAAATTGATAAGCGTATGCGTAGGGAAATGCCTCAAAAGTTTCAGGGTGATAAGAAAAACGTCCAGTCTGTCACACCTGCAGGGAGCGGTACACGCTCTTTAAAATCAGGGCGGAAAAAATCTGTAGAACTTAACCCCGGTCAAGTTGCTTTAGCTCAGAAGTTAAAAATACCTCTGGAAAAATATGCGGCTGAAGTGGCAAAACTGGAAAATCGGAGAGACTAATATGGCTGATCGTACTTCACGCGAAACAACAACGCGGGAGCGCCAAGAGCGCACAGTTTGGAGACCCGGTTCAGCTTTAGAAGCACCGGAAGCCCCTTTAGGGTATAAACATCGTTGGATTCGTGAATCTGTGATGGAATATGATGATAAAACTAACGTCCATAAAAGACGGCAAGAAGGATATGAACTCGTTCGTGCAGAAGAATATCCAGATTACGCAGGTCCAGTGGTAGATGAGGGACGCAACGCAGGCATCATTGGTGTTGGCGGACTCGTACTTGCAAGAATCCCAAATGAACTGGCAGATCAACGCAATGAACACTACCAAGGGGTTACACAAAACCAAATGGAAGCTGTTGATCGTGATTGGATGCGCGAAAATAACCCCGCGATGCCAAAAATGGCACCGCAGCGAAAATCATCGGTGACTTTTGGTTCACCAAAAAACTCTGAAGGATAAATAAAATGGCAAATCAAGATGCTGCTTTTGGCCTTCGCCCAATCAAAACGAGTACAAGCTCGCAGAGACAAAATCGTTATCGTATTGCTTCTGGGTATAACACAAGTATTTTCCAAGGTGACTTAGTTTTAGTCGCTACTACTGGAACAATTACTCGTGCCCCAGCAGGTGGTACTGCTCTGATTTTGGGCGTATTTAACGGCTGTTCATATGTAGACGCTAGTGGAGAGATTATTTTCTCTAACTATTGGCCTGCAAACGCAACTGGGACAGACATTTTTGCAAATGTCATAGATGACCCAAGTGCGCTTTTCGAAATTCAAGCAGATGCAGCTATGCCTGTAACTGACTTGTTTGGAAACTTTGACATTGTTGATGCAACGGCAGGAAGTACCGTAAGTGGTAATTCTCGCACTGAGCTAGATGTCACCACAGGTAATACTACCGCTGGTCTTCCACTTAAAGCTATCGACATTTCTCAAGATCCTGAGAATAGCGATACTGCCACCGCGAACACTAATGTGATCGTAAAAATCAACAACCACCTGTTCAGTGCTGGCACTGTAGGTCTAGCGTAAGGAGATTGAGTTATGGCTATTTCACGTTCACAACTCGTCAAGGAGCTAGAACCGGGTCTTAACGCTCTGTTCGGAATGGAATATGATCGTTATGAAAACCAACATGCAGAGATTTATGACACAGAGTCATCAGATCGAGCCTTTGAAGAAGAGGTAATGCTTGTAGGTTTTGGGAATGCTCCCACAAAATCCGAAGGTTCTGGTGTAGAGTTCGATAATGCAAATGAAGCGTATACTGCTCGTTATTCACACGAAACAGTTGCGCTTGCTTTTGCGTTAACCGAAGAAGCTGTTGAAGACAATCTATATGATCGTCTTGGCGCACGTTATACTCGTGCGTTGGCTCGTTCAATGGCGCACACAAAGCAGGTTAAAGCTGCATCTGTATTAAACAATGCGTTTGATGCAAACTTTACAGGCGGTGACGCAGTTGAGCTTTGTTCAACAGCACACCCACTGGCAGGTGGCGGTACTTTCCGTAATGAACCTGCAACTGCTGCGGATCTCAACGAAACTTCACTTGAGAATGCTCTTATTGACATCTCAACATTCGTTGATGAGCGCAACATGATCATTGCTCTTCGTGGCACCAAATTGGTTATTCCACCACAACTGCAATTCGTTGCAGATCGTTTGTTGGAATCAACAATGCGTGTTGGCACAGCGGACAATGACATTAACGCAATTCGCAACATGGGTATGTTACCAGAGGGTTACACTGTTAACCACTTCTTAACAGATCCAGATGCGTTTTTCATCAAAACTGATGCACCTAATGGATTTAAGCATTTTGAGCGTACAGCGATGTCTACTGGTATGGAAGCTGACTTCGATACTGGCAACATGCGTTTTAAAGCTCGTGAGCGTTATTCATTTGGGTTCTCAGATCCAAGATGTGTTTTCGGTTCACCCGGAGCGTAAAGTATGATATAGAGAAGTTATATATTTCTCTGAATCTTATAGGGGCGACTTAGGTTGCCCCTTTCTTTTTTATTATAATGTGTTATTCTGATATCATTCCTGACAGTCGCATGGTGTGACTGACTTAACCCAGACAGGAGATTGATATGGGTACTACAACTTTTTCAGGCCCGATAAAGGCCGGAACAATTAAAAATACAACAGGTACAACAGTTGGAACTGACGTTGCAAACGTAGGCCAAGTTGTAATGTCTCAGACATTTTCAGCAGATTTATCTGGCGGCGCACTTGCAGCGCAAGTTACTGATGTTGTTATTCCAGCTAACTCACAAATTATTGACTGTGTAATTGATATTATAACAGCAGCAAGTGGAGCAACAAACCTAAGTATTGGTGATACCAGTGCTGGGGGTGGACCAGCAACAATTCTTAACACTTTCCCAAGTGGGACAGATGCAGGTCGAGTTTACCCAACAACACAAGCTGGTGCTGCACTTGCTTGGCAAGACACAGGTACAGAAGATTTACGTTTGACTGTAACTGCGTCAGCGGCAACAAATGCGGGTTTGGTTCGTTTTACTATCTTATACGCTCAAAATAACAACTTAGCGTAATAGGAGGCTAGTATGGCAGGTCCAGTACAAGCATTTAATCATGCACAAGGAAGTGCTGCGGCTGTTGTTGGCCCCGCACGTTCACGCATTCGTCAAGTTGTAATTTATGCTGCTGCAGCAGGAGCGTTTACAATAAAAGACGGAAGCGCGACAGGAGATACATTAATTACGCAAACATTTCCATCAGGCTATCATCAAATAAACATTCCAGATGATGGAATACTTGCCACAAGTGGTGCGTATATTAGTGCGTTTACAGGAAGTAGTAATCAACTGACGCTCTTTTTGTCTTAAAGGTGTAAGATGGCTCGTAAAAGAGACAAAATGCCTGCAAGAAACAAAAAAAATTTCCGCCCCACAAAAAAAGGGGCGGGAATGACTAAAGCAGGTGTTGCTGCTTACAGGCGTAAAAATCCCGGATCTAAATTAAAAACCGCTGTAACTGGCAAGGTTAAAAAAGGTAGTACCGCAGCTAAAAGGCGTAAGTCTTATTGCGCAAGATCTGCGGGTCAAATGAAGAAGTTTCCAAAAGCTGCAAAAGATCCAAATAGCCGTTTACGTCAAGCTAGAAAGAGATGGAAATGTTAGAAAAACAGATAATAATTGGTGTTGCGATAGCCGCGCTAGGAATTATTGGCACTGTTTCTTATAACTGGGCAGCTTGGGCTACTGAAACTCTTATTGCAGTTGATAAAAGAACTGAAGTTATGGCTGCGCAGATAGAGTTTATTACGATTGAAATGGAGAAGACATATGGCAATATCCAGAAGTCAAATGAGCAAGCAAGTTACAAAGCCCGGTGGTAAGCTTAGAGGCATACCAAAAGGTTTAACTTACTTTAAAAAAGGTGGCGCTGCTTCAAAAAAATCTAAAGGGAGTAAGATTTGTCCTGCTGGTAAGGCGTGGGCTAAACGTACTTTTGACACATATCCTTCTGCATATGCAAACATGGCAGCATCTAAATATTGTAAAGATCCTAACTACGCTAAAGGTGCTAAAGGAAAGAAGAAAAAGTAATGGGTGCGCTTAAAGATTGGGTAAATCAGGACTGGGTTAGAATTGGCACTGACGGTTCTATAAAAGGTAAGTGTGGTACTTCTAAAGATAAGAAGAACCCTGACCGATGTTTGCCTCGTAAAAAGGCTCAAAGTCTTTCTAAAGCAGA